TACCTTTCTACTGCCGATAGTGTGTAACCATCAATCTTAGTAACTCCACCATATGTACCATATACTGGGATTGGAACACTTCCAAAATAACAATTAGCAGTAAATTCCCATCCGTTTCCATCATTGAAATATACCGGAACAAATGGCTTGCTTTTATTACTTGTTTCTGCACTGATTTTGGCAACTTGTTCATATGTAAGAATTGGAAAATCAATATCTATCGTCTTTTTGATGGTTATAATCGTTCCGACCATATATCCTTTGTTATTTCTTTTTGTATTTTTTGACCATATCTTTTCTTCCGTAACCTTAAATCCCGATGCTTTAGGACTAGGCATTGTAACATTGTTTATTTTCAATACTGCCATGTCATACTCCTTACTTTAAGGAATAAAAAATGTCTGACATATCATTTAATATGACATATCAAACATTTTTTCCTTAATACTATGTTTTACGTTGGAAATGGCAATCTTCCAGTTTGTGAAAAGTATCTGTCTGATTGCTGTTGCACAACATTAAATAATCCTTGTGCATCTCCCTCTAATGTAATATTGACGTTTGCTCCACCGCCTTGCTGCATACCAGCAACGACAGCACTATATACCGCAGGATATACCGCATTTGCGATACCTTGTGTAATCTGTTCATTATTTGCTACCGCTGTCTTTCCGTTGTTAAACTGTCCTACTAATTCGTTATGATTAGCAAAGAACAATCCATCCTCTGGAAAACCACCAGTTTGGAATGTTGGCAATTTACCTAACGATACCTCAAATGCAGGAAGTCCAACAGATATTTTTTTACCCATTATTTTAAAAGTTTTTTCAAACCCTTTAAATTCAAGGTTTAAAGCACCATTGATAAATTCAGCGAATCCATTCCAAACACCTTTAATTGCGGAAATTGCACTTTCAAATGCTTTTTTTAATCCATCTTTAATACCACTAAATGTCCATTTTTTCTCCGAAAACCACGATGCTACATTGTTATTCCACCAATTAACAATAGCAGTATCTTTCCACCATGATACAATTTTGTTCCAACCGCTTATCATTCCATCTTTTACAGAATTAAACAACTCTGACCATTTTTTTAATGTAAACCACGGTTTCACATCCTCTTTAAACCAATTTTCTATTTTCTTTCCAATTTCTAATATTCCACCAGATATATCATTCCAAGATGGAAGTTTCCATTCCGGTTTAAATATTGACAACTCAAAATCTCCAGTTTTTATATCGGATTTGAATAATCTCCATGCACGTTTAAAATCTTTTACTGATGGTAATTTCCATTCTGGCTTAAATATGGATAGTTCAAAATCTCCATTATCTATATCAGCAAACAATAACTGTAACGCATCTGATATTTCGTTATATGTCGGAAATTCAATTAAGTTAACTAAATCAAACTTAAAATCTCCATTGCAAATATCATCCCATGCTAAAGATAATGCACCCTCTAAATCCTCAGTATTTACAATTGAGTCTGAAATAGATATAAATGCATCTGAAACCGTCAATGCAAACGGATTATCTCCAAGCCAATCTGTAAACATTTGCTCTGATGATGCGACTATATCTTCAAATGAATTTTCTTCCCATATTGGTTCTAATTTTTCTTCTGCATAAGAAATTGTTACAGATGCAACTACTAAAGATATTGCTATTGGCTTTAATTTGCCTAATGCTTTATTTATTACAGGTGTTAATGCTTCTTTTATTTTTTTAGATGCACCAGTAAACTTCATTAACGCTAATGCTCCAATAATTGCACTTTCTAATGGTGCTGTATCTATAAATCCCGCTGTAAATTTAATTATATCTTCAACAGAAAATACTATAATACCGATTGCGTTTTTTATAATTTTTAAAAAATCTATTTCTTTTATTACTTCTCCTAATGCTGAACCAATTTCCTCGCCTTTTATGCCTTTTATTGCTGTTTTTATTGTTTCAGTTAACCCAACAGCAAGATTTGATATGGTTTTTCCAGCTTTTGACCAATCTGTTGTTTCAAAAAAACCATTTATAAAGTCTGAAATAGAAATTCCAGCTGATTTAAAATCAAATGTGTCACTAAATCCAAACGCTAAATTTATAGCTGTATTTACTCCCTCTGCAACTGTTGAACCAACTAAATTAAAACTTGTAGTTTCCATAGCTCCATTAAGAAATTCAGCTACATTCACACCTAAATTTTTTGCATCATTTTTTAATTTTTCAAAATCCGCACTCAATAATATAGAGTTAATTTCCAAACCTAAATCTTGCCCAAGTCCTTTAAAATCTCCCTTTTTAATTCTATTGAATACATTTTTGAAGTTTTTCTCTATTTTATTTGCTATTTTCTGTGTTTTATTTTCCATTCTGTCAAATGCACTGTTCCACTCTTTTTCATAGTCAGAAAGTGCATCATAGAAAGCATTTGTTAATGGATTTGTAACACCTAATCCACTTGATGTTTTATTGGTACTGTTGTCAGATAGCTTATTGATTTTGTCAAATCCTTGCAAATTGTCAGATGCTTTTTTTGCTGATTCCGCAACATTATCAAATGCATCTGCTTCATCATACAATGCGGAAATATCAAAATCACTGCTACCAATACCACCCCAGTCAAAATCTTCAAATCCTAATAATTTTACCAACTGTTCAGCTAATCTCTGTAATGCAATAACTAACGCATTCAGATATGGTAAAACTTTAGCAACCATTGGAAGTAGTATATTTCCGATAGTTCTTCCAAGATTGGATAAGTTGGATTTTAACAATCTTAATTGGTTTGCAGGCTGTTCAATTGTATCGGACATATCAGCCCATGCATACTTTGTATTATCCAATAAGATTATTGTACGCAATAATGCCTTATCATTCTGATTTAACGCATTTATATTTGCCTTTATTCCTAATTCATTTAACTTCTGTTGTAAGTTTGCGTTACGGATATTTACACCATATTTATCAAGTGTTCTTGACATACCAGCTAAACCACTTGCCATATCATTCCATACAGATTTAAAATCCAAGTTCTTAACAGATGCTAAATCCGCACCAATCATTGTTAAAGCATTAGACAATTTTAATGATGTTTCACTTGCAACACCCATAGAACTGGACATTTGAGCAAATGTAGATTGATACTGCATCAGTTGATTAGGGTCTATTCCAAGGCTTTTCATTCTTGTATTTTCAAGCATCCCACCTTCCGTCACTTGAAAACCAGTCATTTTCTGTGTTAATTGTTCTGCTCTTTTACTGAATGATTCATAATATGCCTGTGCCGAATCATATCCTAGTTGTTCCCAGCTACTCAAATTAGCTTTTTCCGCTACCTGCTCAAAAGAAGCGTTGAAATAATTCAATGTTTCTATATAATTCATGGATGATTCTACGGAACTCCACAATTTCTTCATTCCTCGTATAACAACCCAATATGTTGCATAGAATTTTCCAAATGCAGAAGCCAAACTCAATGTGCTTGTCTTAGTTTTATTCATAGATTTGCTCATACGATTAAAACTATTCATGATAGAATTTGATGCAGAACCAACCTTTGCACCTTGTGATGATAAATTTGCCAGTGCGTTAGTCATATCAATAAGATTTTTACTTACTTTTGGTGCCTTAGACAATGTTGTCATCATCTTATTAAGTACATCTGCCATTCTAGGCATATTATTTATTGCTGTGATTGTTGAGCCATATCCCAACTTGCTAATTCCTTTTGCCAAATCGGAAATTTGCTGTGATGAACCTTGCAATCCTTGTAAAGTTCCTAAAGAATTTGAAAACGATCTTAATGCGTTAGATGCACTTTGTAACTGTGCCGGATTTATTTGTGATAACTTCTGTATTCCTTTTGCAACTCTTGTGTAATCAGGCATTTTTATTGTTGATAATTTTGCCATAGAATTGCTTAATCGTTCCAGTCCACCAGTAAAATTAGAAATATTTGTGTTTTCAATCTTAGACAACAATGTAGATAATGCATTCAGTTTAGTGGTCAATGTTGTGACTGCACTATTCGCTTTTTGGGCGGATGCATTTATTTCTATTGATAATTGTTCAATTGTTGCCATCTTTTCCACCTACCTTTATAAAAAAATGGCAGAAACAACGAACAATTCTACTTTGTGTCACCTCTGCACATTTCAAATCATATATTTTCGTCATTTCTGCCTATATATGCAAAACCTACTTGTTATTGCCTTTATTAAGTTCAAAATTAGACTTCATTACTTCTAATTTAGCTACAAATAATTCTCTTTGCTTTTGTAAATCTTCTTCCGATAATGGTTTGTTTTGATTTTCCACTTTTTGCATCAAAGGTGTATCAACATATTTTGTCTTTGCTTTCTTTCCATTCAAACAATGTTCAATAGCAAATAATAACGCACTTACACCATACGTTCCAATCCATGTATGCATCATTGCATCCTTTTCTTTCATTTCAAGGTTA